AGTCATATACTTGGAAATCCTCTGATATTCTTCTTCCAGAAGAACTTGAGTTTTATAAAAATATTACTGATCCTCAAACTTGGTTAGAGCAATATGAAGCAACTTGGTTAGATGCTGGTGGCTCGGTATATTATAACTTTAGGTCAATCAATAAGAACGATGACATTGCAGTATATGATTCAACATTACCAATCGTTGTTGGATGCGATTTCAATGTTGATCCAATGTGCTGGTGTCTTTCTCATTTTGTTGATGGTCGTTATTTAGTATTTGATGAAATACTTTTACGTAATACAAATACAAAAGCAACACTAGATTTTCTATACGCCAAGTATGGAACACACCTTGCAGGATGGAGATTTTATGGTGACGCGTCTGCAAGAGCAAGAAAAACTAGTGCATCAAGAACCGATTATCTAATCATTAAGAATGATGAACGATTTAAAGATAAGAAGGTTTTCTTTCCTGAAAAGAATCCAAAGTTACAAGATCGTTACGCATCTGTAAATGCTGCATTTGGGAATGCAAAAGGTGAAGCAAAAACATTTGTTCATTCAAGATGCAAACGATTGATTGCTGATTTCGAGATCGTTTCTTATAAAGAAGGAACGACGGAAGTAGAAGATTATGATGGTACAGATATTAACCATATGGCTGATTCATTTGGCTATGTCGTGATGCGATTGACTCCGATGAAGTTGATTAGGGATGCTAAACCTACTGTCGTAACACGATAAGAAGAGAATCCATGTATAATTCTATTATTAGTGTTAAAGATACATCGAAGTCAAGCAATAAAACTGCACCCCAGATTCGCAGTATTCCGTCGTTTGAAAGTAGAACTTATCAAACATTTCAGAATAAGAATCTGCAGTATGATAAGATTCTCAGTATTCGAGAAGACCCAACCATTCAATTAGCACGAATGGCTGTTGCTGCTCCGATTATTCACACTCCTTGGATTTATCAGACTACAAAAGACGCACCGTCGGATGCACCAGAGTTTATTAGATTAAATCTTGAGAGTATTCGTCTTTGGACTCTGCAAACAGCAGTCTATGGAATTTTAGATTTTGGGTGGCAACCATTTGAAGTAATCTATTATCCAGAAGATGGACAAATTTGGTTGGATTGGTGTAAGCCACTACTTCAAGAGTATACAACAATTCTTGTATATCTGAATAATGGGCGATTTGCTGGTTATGTAAATGAACCTACAAAGGTCGGTGAATTTGCAGAAGATTCAGTGATTTGGGAAGAGTATGCACTACATACAATGTTTGTTCAAGAAGGAACAAGCTGGTATGGACATAGTGTATATGATTCTCTCTATGATACACAAAAGTATTATGACAATGTAAATAAAACAGCAGATCGATATGATCGAAAAATTGCTGGTGCTACATGGGTTGTTTGGTATCCAGTTGGTGTTACTCTTTATAATAATGTTGAAACACCAAATGATGTAATTGCTAATGAAGTGTTAGCTCGTCTTGAAGCATCTGGTGCAGTTGCAATTCCAGATGAAGTTCAAGAATTTATGTCAGATTCGATTGAAAAAGAGATGATAGGGAAGTGGCGAATTGAATTAATAACTGCTAATGCTTCTACACAATCGTCTTTTATTGATCGATTAAAGTATCTTGACTCATTAAAGATGCGTGCTTTTGGAATTCCTGAAAGATCCGTTCTTGAAGGAACACATGGAACGAAAGCAGAAGCAGGAGAGCATACTAATATCGCTCTTGGAACGATTGGAACAAAGCATCTAATTCTTTGTGAAGCGATTAATAAGTACATCACTCGTCGATTGCTTACATTAAATTATGGAAAAGACTATCGAGATTGTGTAAAAGTAATGCCTGCACCAATTGTTAGTGCCCATTACGAAACATTAAAAGAAATCTATCGGCTTATTATACAAAGCCCTGAAACACTATTGAAGGAATTTGATCAGATTGATACGAGTCAAATTCGATCCGCTCTTGACATTCCTTCAACCGGAGTTGTGAAGAATGGCTAATTATGCTACAGAAGAAGATTTGATTGCCGTGTATGGGAAAGCAGCAATCTATCGATGGGCAAACATTGACAATGATAAAGATACGGCCCTTCGTAGTGATCGCATTGATTTTATGCTTACTACGGCTACTGAATATTTTAATGATAGATTACGAAAAGGGCACTATACGATTCCGTTTACAACTGTTCCACATACAGTTAAATTCATGACAGCAATGTATGCAGGAATTCTGCTATATGATGCTCGTCAAATCACTTCTACTGAATCACGCGACGATCTTGTACGTCAACGAAAAGACGTTGATCAATTTCTTAAGCAAATACTACGTGGGCAACTCAAATTTGATTTAGAAGTTGCATGTAAGCAGCACCTTGACGTAGTTGTAGAAGAGGATGAATAAATGTATAAGTGTGTAAAAGTAAATGGAAAATGGGAATTGCAAAAGAAGGATGGTTCCAAAGTAATTGGAACGCATTCTTCATATAATTCTTGTATCTCTCAGATGAAGGCTCTTTATTCTGATGAAGATATTAAGAATTTGTTGGTAATGAATTTGAATGGAGTTGTTGATGGTTATGTGAAAGAAAACATTAACTATCAAATCTCCAATCAATCAAAAGAGAGAATCAAGTTAAATATCACTTCTCGTGGTGGCAGCTATCTTGAAGCTCTTGATATTTTTAATTCATTACGGAACTCAAAGCGTAAGATTGTATGTCACGTACCTTCTTATGCAATGTCTGCTGGTGCTGTAATCGCTCTGGCTGGCGATTACATCACAATGAATGAGAATGCACTTTTGATGTTTCATCCACCAGAACTATACTCTTCTGAGAGTAAGAATGCTGATGAGATGACAAAAGCGGCAGAGCAATTGAAGAAGTGTGAGGATACACTTGTTTCAATTATCGTTGCTCGTTGTGGAATGAAGGAAGAAGAAGCACGTAACTTTCTCAAGGAAGAGAAATACCTTACTGCTAAAGAAGCTTTGGAGAAAAAGATTATTGATGAGGTAATTCCTCTTCATACCCGCGTACTTTTGAAAGAAATTGAAAATCTGATCCCTGATGAAGTATTGAATTACGTTTCCAACCTTAATTCGGAGATTGATTCTATGGCTATTTTGGACATTTGCAACAGTTTGTCTCTTGAAGTTACGAATGAGAATGCAGAAGAAAAGCTGCTTCTTCATGTAAAGTCTTTGTCTGATGAGATTACTAATCTTAAGGCAAAGATCAATAAGCCTAAGATCGAATTGCCTGAGACTGTTGTGAATTTGGTTAAGCGTTCGCGAGAAGGTGAAATTAATACTCTTGTGAGCGAAGGTTATATTACGCCAGCTGTTGCTGATGGTTTGAAGAAGCAATACTGCACAATTCGAAATGAGTTTATCACTGACAAAGGAGATATTGTTGATGGTTTCGATGAGGTAATGAATTCTTTGAAGAAGAACGAAAAGATTGTTTCGTTCGCTCAAAAGTCTGCGAATGTTCAACGCCAGAATCAGAATGGTAGCACATCGGTTCTGGTTGAAGATATGGAATCTCGTAATAAGAAGTAAGCAAGCTTTTAATTTAACTTCTGGTTCTCTGAGGGGAGAAATAGATGACTACGCTTTCGCAAGGACGATCGGCAGGTGATCTTGTTGTTCATATGGAAAGTTCGGAGTATTGCACTACTTCGGCTACCGTAAAGGGACAGCATACGTCAGGAACTCTTGATTTAGCTGATCCGGTTAACTATCCAGTTATTTTGTCTGGAACCCAATATAAGCTTGCTAAGTCTGGTGATGAAGCAAGTGTTGTTGGTTTTATTATGCAGGGACCGCCAATTGAAGATTTGGAAGTTGATACTGCAACAAAGGCAACGCAACCTTATCAGATTTTGAAGAATCCTCCCGCGATTCTCAATAAAGATAAGATTCCTACGACGGACTACAACGGTGCGTCGTTTAATGTTACTACGATGGTTACTGCACTTAAGACTTTGAAGTTTGAAGTGCGTAACGAAGCTACGAAGTCTACGACGCAAACTGAGTAATTGAAACTTTACCATTTAATTTCTCTAGGAGAAAATAATGATTCTTGATATTTTTTCGACTGATGCGTTTAGTTTGCAAAGTATGTCGGCTGCAATTATGAAGGCACCGCACAAGCCTAAGTTGCTTGGTGCATTGCCTCTCTTTACTGAGGAGCCGATTTATACTGAGTATGCAGTGATTGAAGAGATGCAAGGAACTCTTCGATTGCTGAATACGTCTGCTCGTGGTACCGTTGGTAATGTTCGTTCTGCTAATACTCGAAATGTGCGTAACTTTCGTGTTCCGCACATTCCATATTATCAGGATGTTCTTGCCAGTGATATTCAGAATCTTCGTGCATTCGGAAGTGAGGATCAACTTCAGCCAGTTGCTTCGTATATTAACGATCAATTGGAAGGAATGCGTGCAGATCACGAAGCAACGCACGAATGGCATCGTATTGGTGCTTTGAAAGGTGTTGTATATGACGGAGATAATTCCTCTGTAATTTACAACTACTTTACTGAATTTGGTATCACTCAGAACACCAGTGACTTTGTCTATAGCACTGGTGATATGACACTTGTTACGAATGATGTAATTCGCCAAATTGCTGGTGCTCTTGGTGGCACAATGTTTGGTCAGATTTACGCCATTTGTGGTGATACTTATTTCGATAAGGTTAAACAGCATTCTTCAGTAAAGAATAACTTCCTTAACTGGAGTGCTGCTGAATTTCTCCAGAAATCTCAACTTGGACCTGAATGGTACACGTTGGCTGCTTCTGGTTTCTACTTTAACAACATCTACTTTATCAATTATCGTGGTAAAGTTGGAGATGTTGATTTCATTCCGGCAACGGAAGCATACTATGTCCCGACCGGTGTTACGGGATTGTTTAAGGAGGTGATCGCACCGGGCAGTTTCATGGAAACTGTTAACACCCGTGGTCAACGTCTTTATGCTCGTCAAGAGATGTTGACCATGAATATGGGAGTTAAATTGCACACGCAGTCCAGTGTG